ACCATAAGAGAGGAAATGTTGAAATGAGCCGATTAGGAGAAGTTGAAAGAGTAAAGAGAACCTTAAAACTGTTTGATATGATCTTGAATAAACACATAGATTCTATCAATCCAGAGGACAACTCTTTGCCTACTGACGGATTACATTGGCTTATTTCAATGCAGGCGGATTGTGAGGATTTAATCGAATACTTATCTGATTATGATTCTTACGATCCAGGTTAATTAATATATAGATATAAAGGGTATCAATATGGATATAAGTAATTTTTTCGGCGATGTGGAAGTTGTCGAACAACAAACGGATATAAAAGCAGGAAGATATGATCTTGAGTATGTGAATACTAATGAAGAATTAAGATCGGGTCAGAATGGTTGGATGGGTATGCAACTTAACTTTAGGATTGCGGGAACAGGATTACAAACAGGTTTTACTGTAACTGTTGCGCATGACAATCCTAAGTATGTTGGTTTTGGTATGAAAGAAATGGCAGGTCTTGCAAAAGCAGCTGGCATTACTGGAACTTTAAAAGACACTAACGAGCTTAATGGTAAGACAGTTAGTTGTATGTTAAAGCTAAACGAAAACAATTACCCAGAGATCGACTCTAAGTTTGGTAGCAACTGGCAACCAGCAGAGGGTAAGAAGGTAGAGGCAAGTGCGCCGACACCTCCGAAAGTAGAAGACGATCTTGGCGACAAGATCCCTTTTTAATCCATTAATAAGTAAACCATCGCTGTGCGCTTTTTGTAAAGCGCCAGCGAAAGGGTTTGTATATGGTAAAGATGACACTTGGTTTGGAGCTTGTAGCATGGATCACCTAGATAAAATAAAAAAAGGTGAACGACTCAAGAACATAGCGCAAATGAGCAACGAGGGCTTAGACTACGCTATTAAACAAACCAAAGACACCTATCTTGAGATAGCAAAGAACACAGGTTCTTATGTGATGCACGAATGGGATAGAGAAAAAAGAGAACTGTTATTTGGTAAGGCTGTAAGAGAATATCTTAACTGGGCCAACCATCAAGCAGAAACAGGACAATTGGAGAGAACATTAAGAGATGGAACTGACTAAATGGTATGGAGAGAAAGGCTTAGTCATTGATGATAACTTTGCTTTTGCCAGTCAAGGCAACAGCACGGATGATTTAATACGCGAGATGAACAACCAAGGGTTGTTCGTCAATTCATTAGATTTAACAGGGCAGGTAACAAGAGTACCCGTACAATCTGCGCCTGGTGTTAGACCAGACAAAGGCAATGAGCGTAGCGGTTGGTATGTTATCAACGAGCTAGACGGAAATTATTTTGCAACTTTTGGTAACTGGCGAACGGGTGAACAACACAAGTGGTCAAGCATTAACACCAATCAACTATCAAACATTGATAGAGTAGCGCTACAAAAAAGAATGGAGGAAGCTATTGAGCGGGCCGAAGTAGCGAAGAAAGTTAGGCATGATGAAGTAGCTAAAGAAGTAAAAGAAAGATATAAGAACTGTCAGCCCGTGATCTCGCATGAGTATCTAAATAGTAAAAATGTTAAAAGCTATGGATTGAAACAACTGAACGGAAGTTTAATTGTTCCTGTTATCTCAGCAGTAAGCGGAGAGGTGCGTAGTTTACAGTATATCGATAAGAAAGGACAGAAGCGTTTTGTGAGCGCGAGCGAAATTAAAGGTAATGTTTTTCTTATTGGGTGCGAGCCATCAACATTAGCCACACAAGAAAACTTAATCATTGTCGAAGGTTATTCAACCGCCGCGACAGTTTATGAGTCTACGAAGATACCGACAGTTTGCGTCTTTTCGGCGAACTTTACTATGGAGGCTGTTACTAATATTAGGAAGATATCTCAGGCAAGATTATATATAGCCCTAGATAACGATGAGAACGGCGTAGGAGAGAGGAAAGCTAACGAGGTAGCATCTGCTATTCCTAACTGTTTCGTGCGCGTGCCGAGCGCGAGAGGAGACTATAACGATTTAGCTAAAACTCATGGATTAGATAGAGTTAGATTAGAAATATTGAATCAAGGTTTAGGTTTAACCAAACACCCAATTAGAAACCTAGTTAAAGAACCACCGCCTAAAACTTGGCTTGTAGAAAACCTATTGGAAAAATCAAAACCAGGCGTGCTTGCTGCGATTGGTGGGGTGGGTAAATCCATGATGGCATTAGACTTAGCCATTAAAGTATCGCAAGGCTCTGGAATGTGGTTTGATCATCCTATAGTTAGCGGTGGTAACGCAGTAGTATTGTCTGCCGAAGATGACTTGGTTGAAATCCACAGACGAATCAATGCTTTGGATAAAGGTAATAAAAGATTCGATGCACCTTATGATGTTTTTACTTATACAATTCCCGATCAACCAGAACCCTTGATTCTTATTAGAGATGATTCAAAAGGTCTTAGAATGACTGAACAAGCTAAAGAGCTGTTAGCTGAATTAGAAACCATACCGAATTTAGAACTGGTTATTATTGATCCAATCCAAGCCATGAGTGGAGCGCCCATTAGTTCATCCAATGAAGCTGCTCAACTTTACTGTCAACTTTGCGCCTCTATCTCCTCGAGATTTGATTGTTGCGTGCTATCTATTCATCATATGTCAAAGGCGGCTCTCCAAGCTGATGACGATCAGATGAATGTACGCCAAAAAATCAGAGGCGCAAGCTCATTAATCGATGGGACTAGGGTTGCAATAGCCTTGTGGTTAGCGAATGAGGAAGAAGCGGAGAGAATTTGTATTGATAATGGGGTGGATTATGAGCGCTTGCGCGTGGTGAAAGGCGCGGTGGTGAAAAGTAATTCATCCGAAGTCGATGTATCAATCAAGACATTGTTTAGGAAAGAGGCCGTGCTTGAGCCTTACAAAGAGAGCAGCTTTAATTTTGGAGATTTTTAATATGATTAATTACCCATGTGGATGGTTTGATGTAGAACAATTACCTGGAGGGTCAAGAGAAAAATGAAATGTTGGCATTGTGAAACAGATTTAATATGGGGTGGCGATCACGATTTAGACGATGAAGAAGATTCAATCTTTTGTATGGTTACAAATCTATCTTGCCCTAAGTGTGGCTCTCATGTGGATGTATATTTTCCCAAAGAAGATGAGATTAGAAGAAGTGGTGAAGTATGAGCGATGCAGTCAAAGGCGTGGTCTTTATTGAAGATGCGATTAATCTAAGTCAAGATGAATTAAAAAAGAAGTTTAAAGAAGCGGTTGAGAACAATGAAATCAATCACTTTGAAATACAAACGAGAGGTGAAAAATGAAATGTTTTAACTGTAATGCCAATATGAAGTTGGAAAGAGAGAAAGATATCAGTCGATACAATAATTTATTTAATCTTAAATTAAGTTTTAGCTGTCCTGAGTGTGGAGCGGTAGCCAATGCCTATCCACCCAAAGATGATAACCAAAAGGTGAGTCATGGCGGGTAAAGGTGATAAACCAAGAGATTTAGTTTACAGCCAAGAATACAGAGATAATTTTGATAAAATCTTTGGTAAGAAGAAACCAAATAAGGAGCAAAAAAATGAGACTGATTCTAAGCGAAAAAGATAAACATATTATTGTTACTGTACTCGGTGATTACGCCACCGAGATAGATCGACAGGCCACCAAATCAAAAGAAGATTTAGATACTTATAGAAGAATTAGAGAGATTATTCTGCAAGTGGCTTGCGGTAATGACAATGAGGAGAAAGAAGAATGAACCATGAAATGATGATGAAATTAGCCATGATTGGCTTGTTATGTTGCCTGGTGGTATTGGTTAGCTTGTAGCATAACGCTACAACGACTATAGCAAAGGACAGCAACGATAGCACTAAATCACAGCAACGACTGCACTAAATCGCGACAAATATCCGTATACGTATTATACGTATATAGAGAGACAAAAACCCTTGGCGGGTTTTGTGTCTCTAAAAACAGAATTAGATTATTAGGAGAAGACATTGAGAGACAGCATTAAAAAAGAATATTGGTGGGTGAGCGCGGGCGAGGTGGAGAACGAAAGCGAATCACCATTCATCGCCATGAAATACAATTCAATCTTTAGAGATTATTCGAAATTGCGCAAACAAGTTTGGAACTGGTATCGCACGCACGCGGGGAGAGAAGATTTATCGCCAGTAGCTAAACTTTTACTTTGGAGCGTGTGCGAGCGGTATCGTTGGCAAACCTGGAGCAGCCACGATGCCATTAGTTATTATTGCAAGATGATAGGGGTGCATCGCACTAGCGCGAGTCGTGGTATGAGTGAGTTATTAGAGAAAGAAGTTCTTTGGTGTGTGCTAGAGGGTGAGCGCAAGCGGTTAAGGAAATCGCAAGCGGGGGGTAAGAAGCATTTTTTATTGGTTGGTTTAGGTGCGCACTTGCGCGAGGTGGGGCGCGATAGCTAACTTGGGGAAGGAGAGTAAAGCTATCTTAGTGCGCCCCGTTGATTGGTTATTAACTGGTTAAGCTATTATATCCCCGTTTTTAAATATTTTTGCCATTTTTAGGCCTTGCGGTGAGATTAAAAGCCAGTTGCCCTCGGTGTCTTGGTGCGAGCGGGTGCGGGAGGGGTATTCAAGATCACCGCCTAGGCTGTAAGTTTCTTTCATATGGTTAATGTATTTATATTCCGCTATTTCGTATGACATATTACTTTCCTATTTTATAATCAATGGTATTGCCACAATATGAAGATAATTCTTCCATTGCTCCAAGCACACTGGCTGTCTGTGTTTGTTTAAACTCAATAGGCTTTTGAACTTCAAAACCATATTTATTGCAATCTTTCATCATTGCTTTTTTATTGGTGTATACATAAACAAGATTATATTCATGGCATTGTGCTACATAAAATTTCATTACATATTCCCCCAATAATTAACGATTAGCCATAGTATTAAGACTATGACTAACCATATTAAAAAACCAATACCAAAAATAAAACCAAGTATTTCAATCATTTAAACCTCTTGGCTTTCCATGGGTGAGATATGCCTACATCCACAATGCGGACAATCATCGTCCACTTGGCAATCCCAATAATCTTGCCAAGCGTATTCGCATTTTGGGCATTCATAATAGTTCAGCCAAGTCATTGCTATTTGTTCATTCATTAGTGCGATTCCTGGATTATTACATTCTTTTTGCGCTTATCCTCGTAAGATTTAACAATCTTCCCGCATGGATAGGTTAAGAGCCAATAATCTTTATTAAAGTTCTTGCTCATGCTTGGGATGTTTTCCCTTTCGGTTTTAAGCAAGCGCCTAGCTTCCTCTATCATTTCTTTATGCTGTGTCATGATTCCCCCATTGGTAAATTTAAAAGTTTATCTATTCTGTGTTCATCCAGCGATATAAAGCGCAAGATCTCCTCTTGCTGTCTGTGTGTGTAGCTGTCGAAGTCTTTTATATACTTTGCTGGATTGTCGAATAGATCGCGCAAGTATTTTATTATTTCGCGCCTAGCGAATTGCTTTGGTGTTAAGTTATTTATTTTCATTATTGCTCTCCTTATAATTTTTATAATACAATTTAATTTCATTCGGTCTTGAATCTGAGCATTCATCCTCGGTCATTCCACATACAGAACAAGACAAGTTATCTGCCTTAAGATGTATGTAGTTATCTTCACATTCGCAATCCCAGTATTTAGGGTCTGTTTTAACTGTCATGCTCTCTCCCCCTTGGTTTTATAAGTTTTTAAAATGGTTTTGACTTTGTTTACTAAGTCTTGGTAATTTTTCGCGCTGTATCCGTTAGCCTTGAATAATTCCAAGGCTTGCGGATTGATTAGCGGGTTGTCATTGGTGTGCGCTAAGAACCAGTTAAGAAGCTCTAATTCTTGGCGGTTAATCTTTGGCTTGTTGAAGTTGTATCTAGCTAGGCTCATTGGTCTACCCCCAAATAATCGTCAATCCACTCTAAACATTCCGCTTTAGTTCCCCAGTAATCAAGGCCATCTTTTAGGCATTGCACATAATAAAAAGGCGTAAAATTATTTTTATCTAATGTTGAACCAATCCATTTTTTAGGGCTGTCAACATACAAAAGCTCAAATATGTTTTTAATAATCATAGTTAAACCTCTTCAGCAAAATATATTTGACTATCGCCAATCAGCACGCTGTCGTTAATTTCCCATTCAATAGAATCATCATCTTTTGCTAACTCCTCGGCTTGCTCTAATGAATCCGCGTATATGTACGCTTCTTTTTGCATGGTGTATGTTTGGGTTATCCTAAACTCTTTTAATGTATCAGCGCTCATTAGATCACCCACGATATAAGAGTTAATAAGGATGCAAAGAAAAATATAATGATTATATTCTCGGTAATTGTCCGCGCTTGGTTCGTCCAGTGTTGCGGTTTTCTTGGCTTGTGTAATTTGTGCGCGTAGTCTTTCATTATTTCCCCCTTAATAGTTGAATGAGTTTATCGTGCAAAATGTCGATTTCTTTTGGGTTTAATTGATCGTTTATAGTCTCTTCATAGTTATCTATAGGGATACTGGTTGAAGAATAACTATTAACGCTATTGATAATATGAGTCAATAAACCTAATTCTTTTTTATTTAATTCCATTTAGGCCACCTCTTCAAGTTTATTAACATACTCAGAAACAATCTCTTCACCTATGATGTAGGTATACATATTTACAACTCTTTCAGCATCGCTGAAATCGGTTGATACTTCGCCAAATTCAGATTTCTCATATTCTCTAATATGTTCTATAACATCAAAAACTTTATCGCCTAGCCATTGCTTAGCTTGGTAAGTGCCTATGATGTAATAATCAGTATTGAAAGCATGGTGATGAAGATCATCCTTGTTCTCTTCTATCCATTCCGCATCTTGATCATTAATGAAATCATCAAAATATTCTTTTATCTCTTCTCTTTTATAATCCATTTTTACTCTCCTTTAATAAATGGGTTGCTTATACCACGAAAGCCCCGAAAAGACGGGGCGTTAAATCGTGGGGGGTTGTTATGCTATTGCTTGCTCTTCGTAATTGTCGATGTAATGGCGCAGAATTTTAGAAACTTCTTTGGGTGAATAATCTATAAATTTATTTCTATATTCAAAATCATCGTCAAAATAATTGTGCATAGATACTTCAATTAAACTGTGATGCACAGTTATAAACATAAAATAATTTTTATAATTTTCTTGGTATTCTTCAATTATCATTTTTACTCTCCTTAATTAGTTAATGAACACTATCTATAATACGCACATTTTCACACATTGCAACATATTTATATAAATTAATTATGGGTTTTTGTGTAAATCCTTTAATATAAAGGCATAAGGGAACATTAATTAATTACAATTAATTACTAATAAAAATGAATTATGGAACAAAAAACGCCTAAAAAGAGAGGAAGAAAGGCTTTAATTCTCACACAAGATCAAATTAATCAAATCGAGTATCTTTGTTCTTTAAACATGGGAATCATGGACGTCTGCCGAAGTTTGGGGATTAGTTGGAGTTCGTTCGATAAAAATCGAAAGAAAAAACAAGAAATAAATGACGCAATCGAGAGGGGAAAAGCTAAAGGATTGCAAAGAGCAACTTCTAAACTTATGGAAAAAATAGAGGATGGCGAATTTCAAGCGATCCAGTTCTATCTCAAATCAGCCGATCGCGAGCGCTGGGCAGAAAAAGCTGAAATTTCCCATACTTTAAATTTAAGCGAGATCATATCGAGCGCCAACGCGCGCATAATCGAACACAAAGGCGAAGCGCTAGCGCACGCGCCCGAAGAGATCGACATAAAACAATTAAACAAGGCCACGAAGTCATGAGAGCTTGCGCACGGGGTAATTATCTTCTCCCTTGTACCTACCCACGCGCACGAACGCGCGAAGCTCTAGCGCCACTCTCCGCGCTTCTGATAGCGCGTTCACTTAATTACAGTCTAGGCGCGCGCTAGGGTGATAGTAAACACTTACTATAATGAAAGTTAGTACTTACTATCGCTGTAGACCCCCCAGCTTCGTTCAGGGCGCGGGGCAGTGTACATGGAACTCTTGCGATAATTTTTTTTAATTTTTTTTTAAATTTTTTTTATGAAATATAAAGCCGAAGACGAAAAGAGATTGATGACAGAGATATGGTCAGTCAATGTAAAAGACGATCCATTAAATTTTGTTAAGTTTGCTTTCCCATGGGGAATGAAAGACACCCCCCTCGAAGACTTTAAAGGCCCGCGTAAGTGGCAGGAAAAAATTTTGCGAGAAATGACAATCCATATTGCTAGAAATGGCACTAGGGATTTACCAGAGATGTTTAGAATGGCTGTAGCTTCAGGTCGTGGTATTGGTAAGTCTGCTTTGGTTGCATGGATTATTCTTTGGATGTTGTCCACAAGACTGGGGGCTACCATCATAGTAACCGCTAACACCGAACAACAGCTTAGAAGTAGAACTTGGGCTGAACTTGGTAAGTGGATGACTCTTGCAATCAACTCTCATTGGTTTCAAAAAACAGCAACCACAGTCAAACCAGCACCTTGGTTTCAAGAAGCGCTAGAGCGCGACCTCAAGATTGATACTGGTTATTACTACGCGCAGGCGCAACTATGGTCAGAAGAAAATCCAGATGCCTTTGCGGGTATTCACAGCTCCTACGGGGTCTGTTTAATCATGGATGAGGCTTCGGGTATACCTTCGCCCATCTACAGCGTATCCGAGGGTTTCTTCTCTGAACCAACATCCAATCGTTACTGGTTTACTTTCTCCAACCCGCGCCGAAACACAGGCCCATTCTACGATTCCTTTAATAGCAAAAAGCGCTTTTGGCAAAATGTACAAATCGACTCGCGCACAGTCGAAGGCACTGACCAAAAGCTCTTCCAATCGATGATCGAGCAGTATGGCGAAGATTCCACAGTCGCGCGCGTGGAGGTCATGGGCGAGTTTCCTAGCGCGGACGATGATACTGTCATACCGCTTGACTTAGTGCGCGGTGCGGTAGAACGCGATGTCACGCTCACCGCGAATGAACCAATCGTTTGGGGTTTGGATGTTGCGCGATTCGGTGGCGATAACAGTGCGCTGTGCGTGCGCCAGGGAAACACTGTCTTAGAAATAAAATCATTTGCCTCCATGGACTTGATGCAACTTTGTGGTGTGGTTAAAAACCGCTACGATGATTGTACTGTGATGGAAAGACCGCAAGAGATCTTGGTCGATGTGATTGGACTTGGTGCTGGGGTGGTTGATCGATTGCGTGAGCAAAATTTACCAGTGCGCGGGGTGAATGTGGCAGAAGCTCCAAGTACCAAAAAGAACTATTTGAACTTGCGAGCTGAGTTATGGTTTGCGATTAAGGATTGGCTGGCGCAGCGTGATTGCCGACTTCCTAATGATGATGAGCTTGTATCAGAATTAGCTGCGCCTCTTTACAAATATACTTCGACTGGAAAAATAAAGATAGAGTCAAAAGATGAAATGCGCAAACGCGGAATAAAATCTCCAGACAAAGCAGATGCACTTGCATTGACCATGGCAAGTTCGGCTGCAAGTTTTAGTGGAAGCGAGAGTTATTTCGGTTATAATTTCAAAAAACCTTTAAAATCTCGAATCATTCGAGTGGGATAAAAAATGCAGTTGGAAGAATTAATGCAAACTCTTAACTATGCCAAGAAAGGCAGGGGTAGAGATTTTTTAATTCAACAACGCATGAAAAATCAAGATCCTATGAATTTACAGAACATGGATGTTTTGCAAAAACAAAAAGGATTGCCATTTGTTGATAGAGTTTTAGAACCAGGTAAATATCCTACTCCATCATTACTTGATGATGGCAAGATGCAAACACATCTCATGTCAGCAGAACAAGATGATGAGGGTAACTGGTTTGTATTTCCAAATGTTATAATGCAAAAAGGTAAATATAAAAAATTTAAAACTGTTAATGCGGCAATGAAAAATGCTAAAAAAACAGGCAACCTTATTTCTTTTGGTAAAGGAGAAAATGCAAAACAAAAAGCATTAAATTTTTCCGCTAATTATAAGCCAGAAGAATTTAAAGAATTTTATAAGGGCGTACAAGAAAAAACAGGCGGACTGTTAAACTAGGTAAAATAAATGGCAAAAGATTACGAAGACAAAATGGAAGATGTGGTTAGTTCTGAAACTGACATGGAGCATCTTGCTGGTGTTATTAAATCAGAGATGGATGATGCAAAAGATTTCATTCATCAAGTGGGTGCAGAGCGAGCAGAATCTACAGAATATTATTTAGGTGAGCAACCACAAGCACAATCTAGCATGCAGTCTGAATTTGTTTCGACTGATGTTAGAGATAGCATTTTGTTTATGCTTCCATCTATCATGCGTACATTCTTTGGCACTAAAAAGATTGTTGAATTTGTACCGCATGGTCCAGAAGATATCCCTGTTGCCGAGCAACAAACTAACTATGTTAATTACATCATTCAAGAAAAAAACCAAGGCTTTCAAGTTTTATACGATGCGTTTAAAGATGCGTTGGTTAGAAAGAGTGGTTTTGTCAAAGTCTTTTGGGATGATTCTATTTTAGCATCTACCAGCGAATACACAGACTTAGATCCTGTTTCATATCAAGCCTTAGTGCTTGATCCTAATGTAGAGGTTGTTAAAGAATCTGTCACCATGGAAATGATGACCCAGGTTGATCCTCTGTCTGGCGAAGAAGTAACACAAGAGATTCCTGCTAAGTACGATGTAACCATTCGTAGAGTTAAAGCCAAAGATCAAGTGTGTATTGAATCCATACCACCCGAAGAAGTTTTAATTTCACGCAACGCGCGCGATCTTGAATCTGCATCTTATGTCGCGCACCGCATGATTAAATCTGTTTCTGATTTGGTTGCTATGGGTTATGACCAAGACGAAATAGAACAATACGCAACCCAAAGCTCAAGCGCGGTTGACCCAGAAGCCTTTGATGAGATAGAAGCAAGAAATCCATTTGACAACATGGTGTACCCAGACAGAAATGATACTGGGGCGAAAGAAGTTTTATATGTTGAACATTATCTTTTTTATGACTTTGATGGCGATGGCATTGATGAAAGAATTAGAGTTTGTACTGCGGGTGAAGGTGTGAATGTGTTGAATGTAGAACAATGGGATGATTTACCTATTGCTATGTTCTGCCCAGATCCTGAACCACATACTGCAATCGGTTCGTGTCCAGCGGATTACTTAAAGCCTATCCAAGCTGCAAAATCCCAAATTATGCGAGATACCCTTGATTCGCTTGGACACTCTATCTTTCCTCGTATGGCTGTTGTTGAAGGTCAAGTCAATATTGACGATGTACTCAATACTGATATCGGACAGCCCATTCGAGTTCGCGCCCCTGGGATGGTTCAACCCTTTACAGTACCCTTCGCTGGTAAAGAGGCTTTCCCTGTTCTTGGATACCTCGATGAAGCAAAAGAGAATAGGACTGGTGTGTCTAAAGCCTCTGCTGGCTTAAATGCAGATGCTTTGCAATCAAGCACCAGTGCAGCTGTGTCCGCTACCATGTCAGGAGCGCAAGGCCGAATAGAAATTATTTGCAGACATTTTGCAGAGGGTGGACTCAAACAACTCTTTAAAATTACTAACAACTTAATTATCAAACATCAAAATGCACAAGATGTATTTAGACTAGAGGGTCAATTTATTCCTGTTGATCCTAGATACTGGGAATCAGATAAAGACATGGTTGTTAATGTGGCTATCTCTAAATCTTCTGATGAAGAGAAGTTTGCAATACTTGCACAGCTTGCAGGCAAACAAGAACAAATCATGCAAACTCTTGGGCCAAGCAATCCATTGGTATCCATGCAACAATATTCTAATACTTTGACTCGCATGATCGAGATGGCTGGATTTAAAGATCCACAAGCGTTTATTAATACGCAAGTACCACCTATGCCTCCGCAACCGCCTGAGTCACAACAACCTGATGCAGCTACCATGCTCGCACAAGCAGAAGCTATGAAAGCGCAAAACCAAGCGCAGAAAGCTATCATTGATGCTGAGACTGATCGCATGAAGATCATTATGGATGATGATAGAAACAGAGATGAGACAGAAGCGCAGATTAGACTTAAAGCAGCAGAATTAACTGCTAAGTATGGCGCACAAGTCAACATTGCAGAGATAAATGCTATCATGGAGCGTGACCGAGAAAACATTAGGCAAACTGCAAAAGATCAAGCTCAAGGACTATTTACTGGCAATGGCAATCAAACTATATAACCTAGAAGTGTTAGTTGACGATTTAGTTTATGTCGGTAGTGATATTAGAGCCAAAAGCCAAGAAGATGCAGTTAGAATACTTGGTATTATCTCAGGTGGTGAAGTAACCGAGGATTCAGAAGTATTAAGCTGTGAGGAGAAAACTTTACACTAATGGCAATTACATACAGAGGCGAAAGGTTTAGCGGTTATAACAAACCCAAAAGAACACCTAATCACAAAACAAAATCACACGCAGTTTTAGCCAAGGTTGGTGATATCATAAAACTTATACGCTTTGGTCAACAGGGTGTTAGTGGTGCTGGTAAAAATCCCCAGTCTGCAAAAGGTAAAGCCAGAAGAAAATCATTTAAGGCTAGACACGCTAAAAATATTTCTAAAGGAAAATTGTCAGCAGCTTATTGGGCTGATAAAGTAAAGTGGTAAATTATGAATAGAAAGTTTAAAAAAGTTCCGAAGACTAAGGGCGGTGTTCCAAAGAAATATGTTAGTGGAGCAAAAAACCCAAAGGCAAGAGAAGCAGAAATTAAAAAAACTTCTGCTTTATATAAGGCTGGTAAACTTACACCAGCTATGATGAATAGAATCGCAAAACAAAGGGCTAAAAGTGTCAAATAAACAAGATGTTATAAACAAATATCACAAATCTAGTGGTATATCAAAAAGCACTTTAGGAAAAGTTTATCAACGAGGAATGGGTGCTTATTACTCTTCTGGTTCTCGTCCTGGACAAACACCGCAATCATGGGCTGCTGGTCGTGTAAGATCATTTGCTACAGGTAAAGGCGGTGCAAGAGAGGCAGATAAAGATTTATTAAGACCTAAAAAATCAAAAAAAAGGAGCTAATTATGCCAATGGTAGGAAAAAGGAAATACTCATACACAAAAGCTGGTGTGAAAAAAGCAAAAGCTGCTGCTAAGAAGAGCGGTAAAAAAATGACTTATAAGAAAAAATAAGTGAAGCCATCCTCGGCAAAAACCGAATGACTCTTTATCAGATGATTAATAAACTTAAACAAGATATGAAAGAAAATCATCATAAAGATTGGCTTGGATGGGTAGCTAAAAATAAAGTTTTTAAATTAAAAACCATTCCTATAGACTCTGTAGCACCAGCAAATGGTTTGACACTTGACCAAAATAAGATAAATAATATGACTAAAAGTGATTTGAGTAATGCTCCTGTTATTGTGGTTCATAAAGATGGCAACATTATTGATGGCAATCATAGACATTCAGCATTAAAGAAACAAGGCGCTCAAACAATACAAGTTTACACAGGCGAGAAAAAATAAGTGAAGCCATCCTCGGCAAAAGCCAAGGGTCGAAAACTACAGCAATGGGTTGTTGATAAACTTGTTGCAATACTTGGTTTTGATCCTGAAGATTTAGAATCAAGACCTATGGGATCTTCTGGCGAAGATGTCATTATGGGCGTTCAATCACGCAAACAATTCCCCTACTCAATCGAGTGCAAAAACCAACAAGCAGTTAATGTTTGGAAGGCTTATGAGCAATCTTGTACTAACTGTAAAGATTACGAGCCTTTAGTTATAATAAAACGAAACAATACTAAACCATTGGCATTAGTCGATGCAGAGTATTTTATTAAACTGCATAAGGATCAAGATGGAACAAGAACCGAAAATAGAGATACACCAACATCAGAATAAAACTTGGTATAACTTAGCCGAGGGTTTTGATAAATGGCGAGTCTTTCCCAGATTGCTCATTACTTTATATGGTTATGCTTTCTATAAAACTACTGAATGGTTTATGACCTTACCTGATCCAACCAATTCTCAATCAGCATTTGTTTCTGTTATTGTGGGCGCAGGTGCTGCATGGTTTGGTTTGTATGTTGGCGGTTCACCTAAAAGATAATGACCGAAGCAAAAGTCAATGATAGGACTACCTTTAATATTTCTATTAGTTATCTAATACAAATTATTCTTGCTATTGCTGCTTTTGTTTATGGTTATGCTTCTATCAGTGAACACATAGAAAAAAATGACACAGAAATAAAAAATTTACGAGCTAACCAAAATACATATATTTTTCCTGATATTAGATTGTTAGAACAAAAGGTAATAGTCTTGGAAAAAGAAGTGTTGGTTTTACAAAAAGAAATAGAATTTCATAAAAAAGAAATTCAAGGCATCAAAAAAGGTATTGAAAATGATTAAACAAATAGCAAAAGACTTTTTTATTAAATGGCAACAGGCTTGTTATGTTTGCTTTCCTATGATGGTACAGGGCAACTTATTTGCTCTTACATTTGACCATTGGATTAAAGCAAACAAAACAGGAATTATTGCAGGTTTTGGAGCAGTTTTACTTGGCTATACTGTTCTTAAAAAATACAAAGATAAGAAATGGTTTCATGGAGTAACAATTGCAACAGCTTGTTTTGTTGGTGATCTAATGATTCACCCATCTCACTTTGCTGGTGTATTTGGCGAAGCTGCATTAACAGCTATAGCATCTGGACTCCTTGCCACTTACTTTGTTTACAAGCCAATTAAATTAAAATGATAGACAAACTTATAGAACCCGTCACTCACATACTTGACAAGTTTGTTGCAGATAAAGATTTAAAAGCTAAGTTAGATCACGAAATAAAAACACAGTTTCATAAAATTGATCTTGCACAAATAGAAGTTAATAAAGTAGAGGCATCTCATAGATCTATTTTTGTAGCTGGTTGGAGGCCTTGTTGCGGTTGGATATGTGCCATTGCACTTGGTTATCACTTTGTTTTACAACCAATTATCTTATTTGTTTTATCGTTATATGACTTGCAATATCAACTACCTGAGTTTGACATGGGTGCATTACTTTATGTCTTAGGCGGTATGTTAGGTCTTGGTGGATTAAGAAGTTATGAAAAGTCAAAAGGTTTGACCAAATGAGTGATTGGAAGAATTTTAAGCTAGATGAGTTTAAATGTAAGCATTGTGGTGAAAATGAGATTGAATATGAGTTAATAGATAAGTTACAATCACTAAGAGAGGACTTAGGTTTTCCATTTATTATTTCTTCTGGTTACAGATGCGAACATCACCCAGTAGAAAAAAAGAAAAGTAAGCCAGGCACTCACAATTTAGGTATTGCAGTCGATATTCGTTGCAGTCACAAAGAAGCATTACAAATAGTATCCGCAGCAGAGGGTTACGGATTTACAGGAATTGGAGTTAATCAAAAAGGCAATGGAAGATTTATACACCTCGATATCGCAAAAGCTACGCATGATCGTCCAAGGCCTCATATCTGGAGCTATTGATTTCTAATGGAACTTTCATTCTATGTAGTTTGGAATATGCTTGTAACTTTGGTGATAGCACCATTGTTCTACTCCATACGAAAAAATGAAAACGAAGCAAAAAGGATTGACATATTAGTGAATAAAACAAGAGAAGAAATAGCTAGAGACTATTTGACTAGAAATGCTCACAATGTTGAATATTCAAGATTAATGGACAAAATAGACAAACTTGATGCTAAAATAGATAAACTAATTACTGAATAATTATGGCAATAGGAATACCAGGGCAATTACCAGGACAATCAATGGCAGGGCCAGTCGCAACTGGTCAAGCATATGCACAACAAATAGCTGGTGGTATGCCAATGGAACAAGTCATTGCACCAGGCGTTAGTTATTCTCCTGAACAAGCGGGTGGTTATACACAAAAAGATTTAGATATGATAGCAGCAGGCCCAGCTCCTGTTATGCCTGTAGCGCCTACAACTGGTGAGGTTGCAACAATAGAAGATCAGATGCCTTATGCACCACCTGGTGTATCAGAGCCAACTAGATTTATGCCTTTTCTGCAAAATTTAGATTTTAGTGGTTTGCCAAGGTATGAAGATATTAGAGATATAAGAGGTGTTGAAGATATTACACCAACATTATTTGATATTGATGTAGAAGAAATGCTTAAAGATATAGACACAAAAAAATTTGAAGACATAGATTTAACGGGTATTGATATACCAGCAATACCACAAGTACCAGTTATGCCTACAGTTCCAGTAATACAACAACCAATAACGCCATCAATACCACAAGTTCCTGTAATGCCTGAAGTTCCTGTCATGCCTACAGCACCAGTTTTTAAAGAACCAATGCCATTTGTTTCAGAAATACAAAACATGCCCATGAACTTTACTGGATTACCTCAAATGCCAGTAATGCCAAATATTCCAGTCATGCCTCAATTACCAATTGTGCCACAACCGATAGTGCCACAACCAATTCAGCCAATGAACTTTACTAGATTATCTAACTTACCAGTTTCTAATTTTGTCCAGCCTAGCGTTGAAGAGATTGTATCTCCAATTAGTAGAGGCAGAACATTACCACAAACACCAAGAGGATTATTTGGTTTATAAATGTCAGTCACACACGAAGAAGTAGTTAAAGCAGCAGAAGCCGAAAGAATTTTAAATTCTGATGTCTTTAAAGAAGCAATCGAAAATCTTAAAAATGAATACATAACTCATTGGTTAAATTCTCGTGGCATCGATGATGTTGCGGTTAGAGAAGACTTCCACAGATCCTTGTTACTTCTTCCTGAAGTAGAAAGACACTTACGTATCATGGCTGAGAAAGGTAAACTCACAAAAGCCAACATAAACAAAATTCGTAACATAGCCTAAAACTTTCCCTTTTATACATTATTGGTTTAAAATATCCCTAAATACAAAATAGGAGTATTTTATGAGCAATAACGGAAAACCGACTGCTTTACAAACCGAAGGTCAAAAGGCAACCTCAGCGTTTGAAAGTTTCTTAGCCCCTGAAGAGGATACGCAAGAAGAAGCAGTCATAGAGGAAGCTGAAAGCATTGAACCTGAGATCGATGAATTAGAAGAACAAGACGAGGAATATACCGAAGAGCTTGTCGATGAAGAAGAACTCGAATTTGATGATGAAGAAGATGGTGAAGAAGAAACGGAAGTTGAAGAGGTAGAAGAGCAACCCGTCTATAGAGTCACAGTTGATGGCGAAGAGATAGAGGTCACGCAGGACGAACTCCTTAATGGTTATTCACGCCAACAAGATTATACGAGGAAGACACAGGAACTTGCCAATCAAAGAAAAACGATTGAGCAACAAGCCCAAGAACTTGCTCAAAGAGATGCGATTTACGCACAGTTGTTACCGAAGATGGAAGCCCAATTACAGGGCGAATTGGTAAACGAACCAGATTGGGATAGTTTATACAATGATGATCCGATAGCATTTGTACGCGAAAAACAAATCTGGGATGAAAAGAAAGAAAAGCTAAAAGCTGCTGAGGCTGAACAGCAAAGACTTCAACAAGAAGCCTACGCAAAACAGCAAGAGCAAATTGCACAACAAGTGCAAGAAGGTCAGCAAAAAATTCTTGAAATCATACCAGAATGGAAAAATGCAGAGGTTGCTCAAAAAGAGAAACTAGCAATTCGCGACTATGGTATTAATGTCTTGGGGTATTTGCCTCAAGAAATGGATGCAATTTATGACTATCGTGCTTTACTTGGTTTAAGAAACGCATGGTTAAACTCCAAAACAGTTGAAGCCACGAAGAAGAAACCAACACAAAAAGCACCTGCAAGAGTAGCCCGACCTGGAACAACTACCAGAAAAAAATCGGTAGCACCAGCGAAAAGAGCAAAACAGGTTTTAGCAAAAACTGGAAAAGTCCAGGATGCTGCTAAAGTTTTTGAACAATTTTTAAAATAATTTTATAGGTAAATATAATGGCTAAAGTAACAAACGCATTTGATACATACAGCGCGACTTCAGACAGAGAAGATTTAAGTAATATCATTTACAACATCTCTCCAATGCAAACTCCGTTTATGTCATCAATTGGAAAAAGAAATATTAATAATGTTGTCTTTGATTGGCAAACAGAAGTATTAGCAACTCCAGTTGCTACTGGTGAACTAGAAGGTTTTGAACTTTCAAGATCTGCTTCAGTTGCAACAACCAGAGTTAGCAATGTTGCTATGATTTCAAAAAGAGATGCAACTGTATCAGGCTCACAAGAGTCTTCAGACCCTGCTGGTAAGAGATCAGAAATGGCTCACCAACTAGCTATCATGTCTAAAGCTCTCAAGAGAGATATGGAAGAAGCTCTTTGTCAAAATGGCGACAAAACAACTGGTAACGCTACAACTGCTCGTGTAACTGGTGGTTTCGAGTCTTGGATTACATCCAACGATTCAAGAGGAACTGGCGGTGCATCAACAGGTGGCGGTGCTGCTCCAACTGATGGAACTCAAAGAGATCTAACAGAAGATCTTTTAAAAGATGTTTTACAACTTTGTTTTGAAAATGGTGGCGAACCATCAATGGCTATTTGTGGCCCACATAACAAACAAGTAATCTCTGGTTTCACAGGTAGAACTCAAGCAAGACAATTTGTTGACTCTAATACTGTTGAAGCATCAGTATCTATCTATTCATCTGACTTTGGTGAACTCAAAATCGTTCCATCAAACAGATCAAGAGAAAGATCTTTACTGTTGGTTGATCCTGAATTTGCAAAAGTATCTTACTTGCGTGATTTCAAAACAGTTGACATTGCTACAATAGGCGATGCAATGACCAAAATGATCGTGGTTGAGTATGGATTAGAAGTATCCAACGAAGCTGCTCATGGTATCGTTGCTGACCTTAATGTAAGTTAAGTTCTCGGTTAAGAACCTTAAAGGGATGTTTCGGCATCCCTTTTTTTTGTGGTAAAATTCTTGCATGGCTAAAAGAACTGTTATAGATCACAAGACTGGTTTTACTAACGAATTTATTACTGAGGGTGGTAAAGATATATTTCATACCACACAAGATATAAGTCCAGTTATTGAGCATTGTAAAAACATTGCAGAAAATGTTAAGCCAGGTAAAGATATTCGCCATGTGGCAGAAGTACCATTAGTTATATATCAAAAAGCTTGTCGAGAAGGATGGGCCAATGATATGGGTGCATGGAGAAAATGGTTAAACAAATCAGACAATAAAGTCTTTAGGACATGGCAAGGTAAACTATGACATACGCAGAATTAAAATCTAATATCGCAAGTTACTTAAATCGTTCAGATTTAACAGATGTAATTGATACATTTATTGATAGCACAGAATCAGAATTTAACCGCAGATTAAGAGTTAAAGGCATGATTAAAAGAGCAACTGCAACTCTTACAGGTCAATATCTTGCAGTACCAACTGATTGGTTAGAAGCCATAAACTTACAAATTGATAGTGGTGATTTCTCACCATTGTTTCAACAATCCATAGAATCTATGGATGTGTATAGAAAAGCCAATGACAATGTAACAGGGCAACCAATTTATTTTGCATTAGTAGATGATTCAATTGAATTTGCACCTACCCCAGACGGAAGTTATACAGTACAATTAACCTACTACGGAAAGATAGATGCGTTAAGCGATTCTAATACGAGTAACTTTTTATCCACAGGATATCCAGATGCTTACCTTTATGGATCATTAAAACACGCTTCTATCTATTTAATGGAAGATGAACGAGTGCCATTATTTACAGCACAGTTCGAGAAAGCTCTAGAAGAAATGAGACTAGAGCAAGAAAAAGCTGAGTTCTCTAAAGGTTCTCTTATGCAAAGAAGAAGAACTTACGGAAAACGCAGTAAAGATATTTATTATTTTGGTAATAACTAGGAGTATAAAAAATGGCTGGATTTAGTGATTATTTAGAAGACAAGGTACTTGACCATGTATTTGGCGGTACTGCTTATACAGCACCAACAACACATTATGTTGCTTTGTATACAGTAGCACCTACTGATACTGGCGGTGGTACTGAAGTAACAGGTGGAGCTTATGCAAGACAAACCTCTACTTTTAATGTCTCAGGCACATCCCCTACAACAGCGACAAACGCAGCAGCAGTTGAATACCCAACAGCTACAGCCGATTACGGAACTGTAGTTGCAGTAGGTATTTTAGATGCATTAACTAGCGGCAACTTACTTGCCTATGCAAACTTAGATACATCTAAGGTTGTAACAAGCGGTGATGTATTCAGATTTGATGCTGGTGATTTAGACATCACATTAGCTTAATACCATGGCCTCAGTAGGCTATGGCTCATATAACTACGGAATTGCCGCTTATGGCACTCCGCAGTATCAGGAAGCATCCGCAACAATAGCACAGACATCAGGTGCGTCTGCGATAGGCAGACAGCTTGATCGTGGTGTTGCAACCATTGCACAGACATCTGGTATGTCTGCGGTTGGTACTCAAGTAGATCGTGGCTCTGCAACCCTAGCACAAACCAGTAGCATGACTAGTGTGGGCCATAGAGTCCATCTTGGTTCAAGCACCATAGCACAAACCTCTGGCATGAGTGCTGTAGGCAAACAAATCGATAGAGGTTCGGCAACCATTGCACAAACCTCATCTATGAATGGTGCAGGTCGATACACCATAGCAGCACACGCAACTGGTGCAGAGACATCAGACTTTACAGCTATTGGTAGACAGATCGATAGGGGCAAGGTTGATGGCAGCTTGTTCCCTCAAGAAACAAGTGGATTTTCAGCAAGTGGTGGTCTAAAATGGGAAGTGATACAGAATCCTGACACGACCTGGACTCAATTAACAAAAGAACAAGCGGCATAACAATATGGCAGATACATTTACAACGAATTTAAACTTAACAAAACCCGAAGTCGGTGCATCTACTGATACCTGGGGAGGAAAATTAAACACCGACCTTGACACTTTAGATGGTCTTTTTGCAGATGCAGGAAACGGAACAAGTGTGGGCCTAAATGTTGGCTCTGGTAAAACTTTAACAGTTGGTGGTACTTTAACCTCAACTGGATCAGCTAGTTTTACAACCATTGATGTTAATGGTGGTGCAATTGATGGTACACCAATTGGTGGATCTTCAGCATCAACTGGAGTCTTTACAGTCGCAACTGCATCAACTTCAGCAAAAATTACACAAGTTGCAATTACCTCAAGCTCTAATGCAGTAGCTTGGGATGCACAAGCAGCAGCCAACGCTTATTATGCAACTACAGAAAATACAACTTTTTCAGCACCAAGTAATGCTGTGGAGGGTGCAATTATTTCTGTAGAAATAGCACAAGGTGGCACAGCTTACACAGTGGCTTGGAACACAGTCTTTGAATTTGCAGCTTCAACTGCACCCACCATTACAGCTACAGCTAACAAAACAGATATACTGTCCTTCAGATATAATGGTAGCGTGTGGCAGGAAATTGGTAGAGTTCAAAACCTAGCACAAACCTAATGTTGGAAATAATATTATTCTTTTGGATTTTTCTAGGATTGATATTACCTAATCCTGAGGACAGTTAATGGAAACGCTACAGCGTACAGCAAATAGAGGAAGCATATCGACTGGGTATGATATTGATAACTCTTTGAAGTTTGAGTCTGATAATAGTGAAAGGATGTCATTTACACCTTCTTCGGCTGTAGCATCAGAAAGAAGAAAACACACGATTAGTTTTTGGATAAAAAGAACTGAATTAGGAAGCACACAATACATTTATGAATGGGGCGGTTCTGAAGGAGATTATCTTAGAAACTTTTTAAGATTTCAATCAGACGATACCTTAAGATATGCTACTTCTTATAATGTAATTATAAATACAACTAGAGTTTTTAGAGACACTTCAGCTTGGTATCATATTGTAATACAAACAGATACAGTACAAAGTTCAGATAGTGATACAAAGTTTTGGATGTATGTGAATGGAGAACTTGAAGGGTCTTCTACAGCATTTAATGTAAATGACACAATGGCTTTTGCAAATAACTCTCAGCACGATATAGGTTTTACAAGTGTTGATAATGGTGCATATGGTAATTACTATTTAGCAGAGTTTAACGCTGTAGGTGGTTTAAAATTAGCACCTACAGAGTTTGGTGAATACGATGAAGATAGTGGTATTTGGAAACCTAAAGCCTACACAGGCTCTTATGGTACTAACGGATTTTATTTAGACTTTAGCGATGCAGCTAACTTAGGTGATGATGCTAGTGGTAATGGCAATGACTTTACCCTAAACAACATCACATCAGCAGACCAAGCACTAGACAGCCCAACCAATAACTTTGCAATAATTAGTAATGCAATGAGAGATAATAACGAGCTTTCGTATTCTACAGTAAGCGATGGTGGGTCACGTTTTAGGACTACGGTTACTGAAAAATGGGTAACATCAGTGAGTAGCATAGGTGTTACTAAAGGTAAGTGGTACGCAGAATTTAATGTTATAGGTGCTAGACCTAATAACTGGTGGGGAATAGCTTCAATGGAGCAGTTAAACAATAACAGTGGTTATAGTTCTGCGGGTTCTCATTTAGGTGAAAATGGTAAAAATTGGAGCATAGGCTATTATCAAGCTAATGGTAGACTTGATGAGCAACAAAACTCAGGTTACACAACAACATCAGGTTGGGGTGGAAGTGTATCTCAGAATGCAATAGTTGGAGTTGCTTTAGATATGGATAATCACAATTTATACATAGCTGTAAATAATACATATCAAAACTCAGGGGACCCTACAAGTGGAGCTACTGGTACTGGTGCAATATCATTTGATGATACTGAAACAGTTGCTATAGCAAATACTGGATATTCATTAGGCAGTGGTAACGATACTATCACAGGTCATAATTATGGCGGTTATAGAACAGGTGGACTACCTGACAATGCAACAGATGAAAATGGCTATGGAGCATTTCGTTACGCACCCCCATCAGGCTACTACGCCTTATGCACTAAGAATTTAGCGGAGTACGGATAATGGCTTATACAAATATAGACGACCCATCAGCACATTTTCAGACTGCTTTATATACTGGTAATAATACAACTGACCACAATATAACCAATGATGGCAATAGTGACTTACAACCTGATTTTGTTTGGATTAAACAAAGAACCTCTAATAATCCTCATGTCTTACAAGATACAAGCAGGGGTTTTGCAGGAAATGGTGAAATAAATCTTTTGGTCAGTAACACCACAGGAGCAGAAGCTACTAACGGAGCTTTTGAATCTTTTAATACTAATGGTTTTGGCGTGGGTGGAACTAATGTGGCTTCAGGAGCATACAATTTAAGTGGCTCTAACTATGTAGCATGGCAATGGAAAGCCAATGGTGGTACAACCTCAAGCAATACGGATGGCAATACAACCACTACAGTTCAAGCCAATCAGGATGCTGGGTTTAGCATAGTTACTTACACAGGCACAGGCTCTAGCAGTCAGACAATGGGGCATGGACTGGGAGTTACTCCTAACATAGTTTTGACAAAAGCTAGAAGTGGTACATCTAATTGGTCATACAATTCAAATGTTGGTCCTATGACTTATGGTACAAACAGACTTCTTTTTCAAAGCTTTAACGCTTTAACAGCAGATACCAACGAAGTTACAGCAGCTAGTTCTACAACTTTTACTGGCGGTGGAAGTGCTGGTGTAAATTCTAATGGTGCTACTTATATAGCTTACTGTTTTGCTGAGAAGCAGGGCTACTCAAAGTATGGTTCTTATGTCGGCAATGGGTCTACATCAGATGGAGTTTTCGTGTATCTAGGATTTAAACCTGCGTTTATTATTACAAAGAAAACATCAAGCACTTCGTCTTGGAGAATGTATGATAATAAAAGAGATGGTTATAATTTAACCATGAGATATTTACTTGTAGATCAGCCTGATGCAGAAGGTACAAATAGTTATGGTGTAGATTTTTTAAGCAATGGGTTCAAAATGAGAAATAATTTTAGTGAATCAAACTATAATGGTGAAACATACATCTATATAGCATTTGCGGAAAACCCTTTTACGACCTCAACAGGTATACCAACAACAGCAAGATAATATATAATAGGAATTAATATGTGGGCATTAGTAGAAAACAATCAAGTAACTCAGGTTTATACCAGACCTAAGGCAATAACCATTGGGGATGTATCTTATCCACAAAATATATTTATGCTTTGGTCTAGCGATGAACTTGAAGCAATAGGCATTTATTCAGTGGTTGTAGATAACAGCAACTTTAAAAATCCATCTTATTACATCAACACCGATCAATCTTTTGATTGGGATGGTTCTGAGGTGGTTGCATCTTATGGTACAGCTACAGCTAAAAACTTAGACGATACAACTGATCCTGATACTGGTGATGTAACTCATGGTCTTAAATGGAATCACAATCAAGTGATTATCAATCAAGCCTATGGTTTATTACAGCCTAACGATTGGTATGTGGTCAGAGAGAGTGAAGCTGGTACAGCTATTCCTGCTGATTGGACGACTTTTAGAGCTGATGTCAGAAGCACAGCAGCAGATATGCAAAGCAAAATTGATGCTTGTACCACAGTTGATGAGTTAGAAGCCTTGTATCAATACAACGATGCAACTCCACCTGTTAGACCATTAGGAGAATGGCCAACACCTCCATCTAGTTAATGACTAATAAAGCGAGGTCTTATACAATAAGGCTATGGCATTATTTCCAATAACACCCCCCGCAGGAATCGTAACCAATGGCACAGACTACGCCAATAAAGGGCGTTGGGTCGATGGTGATTTGGTGCGTTTTGAAAACGGATATCTAAAACCTATTGGCGGGTGGGAAAAACTTAAAGCAACAGCATTAGACGGAGCTATCATAGGTCTTTATGGTTATAAAGATAATGCTGGTAACAATGTTTTGGGAGTTGGTACAAGAGAAAAAGTTTATGTCTTATATGACAATACTTGGACAGATATTACACCAGTAGGCTTTATTAATGATGCAAGTGATGATCCATTAGGCTTTGGTGCATATCATTATGGTGAAGAAGACTATGGTGATGCCAGGAGTCAATCTGGTCTAGTTTTACAAGCTGGTTATTTTTCTTTTGACAACTGGGGTGAAGATTTAGTCTTTACTTTTTCTAAAGATGGCAAGATCTACAAATGGCAACCAGACTCTTCAGGTGGCTCACCTGATACTATTGCAACAGTTGTAACCAACGCACCCACAGGTAACTTATCAACCTTAGTCACCAATGAAAGACATTTAGTGGCTATAGGCTCGTCAGATGACCCTAGGAAGGTTGCTTGGTCAAACAGGGAAGATCGTAACAACTGGACATCAAAGGCCACAAACACAGCAGGAGACTTACAAATACCTACAGGCGGAAGAGCCTTGTTTGGTGTTAAATATAGATCCGATGTTATCATTTTTAGTGATACTGGTATTAACAGAATGTTTTATGCTGGATCACCTTTTGTTTATGGTATAGCCGATGCAGGTACTAACTGTAAATCAATTAGTTCTAGAACAGTTGTATCAACAGGTAATTTTCTTGCATGGATGGGTGAAAATGCTTTTTATATTTACGATGGTAATGTAAGAGAATTGCCTTGCGAAGTGCATGATTATGTCTTTGACCAAATCAATGTAGCAGGAAGGGGTGCGTGTTGGGGTGGACACAACTCTAACTTTAATGAAATATGGTGGGGATTCCCAAGCGGTGACTCACAATACACTTCTAACAAATATGTAATATGGAACTACAACTCTAATGTATGGTCTATTGGCTCTATGGACAGAGGCTTTTGGATTGACCAAGGTGCATTTACTTACCCTATTGCTGGTGACTCTCAAGGTTTTGTTTATGAGCATGAATCAACCACATTAGATAATTCACCTAACCTAAACTCACAAGTACCATTTTGCGAAACAGGGCCTATACAAATAGGTAATGGTGATAACTATGTGCAATGCAATCAAATATTACCAGACGAAGAGGCTAACTCTTTACCTGGCGTTACCCTCAGTTTCAAAGGTCGATTTACTCCATTAGGCCCAGTTACGGACTTTGGATCATTTACTTTTGAAAATGATGGCTATACCGATGCAAGATTTACTGCACGACAAGTACAAATGACAGTCACAGGCAGTACCACACAAGACTTTCAGGTGGGTAATATACGCTTAGATGTTAGACCAAGAGGTAAAAGATAATGGATTTATCCTCACAAAGACAGTACATACAAAGGGCGGAGAATATTCATATGAACATTACTTTGGCTAACACCGATTACACTGTTTATACATCACCTTCTGGTGATGATTTTACTTTTTCTATTATTCAATCATTTTTAGTGTGTGAGCATCAAGGTCAACAAACCCAAATAGATGTAACTAATACGCATGATACAGATACTTTTAATTTATTTAGTGGCAAGGTTATTAGTGCTAACAGCACTACAGAGCTATTAGAAAGACCTATTATTATTCATCAAGGTGAAATTATTAAAGTACAAGGCAATCATGCTGGTAATTTAGATATACACATGAGTATTATTGAGTATGGAAAAGGCGACTAATAAAGTCACACCCATTAAAAAAGACCCCGAAGAATGGGAAGTTCAATGGGAACGCTGTAAGCCATATATAGCAAAAGCTATCAAACATCAAGATTCCTATACAATAGACGATATAGAGGATAAAATAAGACATGGAATATTCCATTTATGGCCAGCTAAGAAGTCGGCTATGATAACTGAATTTGTAGTATTCCCCCAAAATACAGCAATGAACTTGCTGTTTTGTGGTGGTGATTACAAGGAGTTAGAGGATATGTTGCCATCCTTAGAGGCATTTGCAAAAGCTGCTGGTTGTAAAAGATTATATGGCGGTGGCAGAAAAGGATGGTTAAGAAAACTAAACCACTTAGGTTTTAAATCAGAAAATTTAATTAGTAAAGAATTATGAGCAAAGGCAAATCAACACAATCAGTCAGTTTACCAGCATACCAAGAAGCACAAGCAAAAGAGCTATTTCAAGCTGGTAAATCATTAGCTGGTACACCATTCGTTCCATACACAGGCCCTAGAGTTGCTGGATTTAACCCAGATCAACTTAGACAATTTCAAGCCACTCGTGGTTTATTTGAAACTGGGATGCAGTATGACCCTTTATCTGGCATACAAGAATTAGCACAAAAAGAAGCCCCACAAATAGGTCAAGTTGGCTCATTGTTAGGAGCTGACATAGGTGCATATCAATCGCCTTATCAACAACAAGTTATCGATCAGTCTATGGCTGACATACAAAGACAAGCAGATATAGCAAGAGGTCAAGCGCAATCACGCGCAATTGGCGCAGGCGCATTCGGTGGTTCACGCTCTGCTTTACTAGAAACTGAATCACAAAGACCTTACATAGAACAACAAGCTAGAACTGCTGCTGGTTTAAGACAGGCTGGTTTCGAGCAAGCTCAAAGAGCTGCTGAATCAGATATTGCAAGACAACAGCAAATGGCAATGTTTACCCCAGAGTTAGAGCTACGCGCAAGACAGCAACAAGCAGGATTGCTTGGGGGCGTGGGCGCGGAGCAGATGTCAAGACTTGGACAGCTTGGTCAGATTGGTTTACAACAACAACAATTACAACAACAAGCACTTGGAGTGCCTTATCAAGAGTTCCAAAGAGCTTTGGCTTATGGGCCTCAACAGTTTGGTTTATTGGCTGCGGGTCAAGGGGTTACAACTCCAACGACTACAACAAAGCAATCAACTGGTTTAGGCGATGTTTTGAGTGGAGCAGCAGGATTGCTTGGTTCTGCTTGGACTGGCGGGTTTAATCCATTTGGTCTTTTAGCAGGTAAATAAAATGGCTGTAGATTTTAAAAATTACGATTTTACTAACCCAATGGGTTTGCTGGATTTACAACCAAAACAACAGTTTCAAGTTGATCCATTGCAAGTACAAAAAGCTCAAAATAATTTTCAGATAAATCCAATGGAGTTTCAGGTTGATCCATTGCAAGTTCAACAAGCACAAATGAAACAGGCACAAGAACAACAAACTCTAATGGATCGTAGGCAAAGAGCTGGAAGCATGATGTTGGCATTAGCAGATGTTTTAAAAGGCAGAGATCCATCAGCGGGCGTAATACAAAGACAGAAAATGTTAGAAGACGCGCAAATAAAAAGACAAGAACAAGAAAAATTAAGAAAATTTGAAAATATTTCCAAAAATATAAAAAGAAATCAATTTGATTCAAATAGAGAATATTATTCAGCGCTGGGAACGGAGTATTTGAATTCTGGGTTTTTAAACCAAGGAATACAATTGCTAGAATTAGGCAAACCCGTTACTGATGAGGATTTTAGAAAAGATACTTTGTCACAAATGACCCAGGTTGAAAAACAATATAAGCCAGTAAAAGATAATATACAAAACTTTCAAAAATTAGATATTGCATTAAATTCTGATTCTGGTACTGGCGCATATACAGCATTGGTTTTTTATCTTAAAAATTTAGATGGCTCTGTTGTAAAATCAGAAGAAGTAAATACTTTTAACGCAATGCAGGGATTATTGAAAAACATAGAAAATCAATATGAAAAAACCAAAGGAGAGGGAATGACTGATGAGGTAAAAGCTCAGTTGCGTAACATTTCCGCTGCCGCAACAGCATTAACTGTTAAGGGGTACGAAGACTATCAATCTGGAGCTAGAAAAACCTATCAATCGCTTGGCTTAGATCCAGATTTAATATTAAGACCATTCCAAATAGATGTATCTAATATAAATCTAAATACAGTAGATCCAAAATATTTTGAAGAAAAAATAGATGGCAAGGTGGTTAAATAATGGCAAAAACTTTTAGATCTGATAAGTATGGTGATTTAGAAATTCCAGATAATTTTGAAAATTTATCAGAAGAGGATCAGCAAACAATATTAAGAAATGCGGTTAAAGAGAAAAGATCTAGCCAAACATCTCCTATGTCAGCGCTAGATTATGTAAAAGAAACAATGGCAACTGGTTTGCAAGGCTTGACTCTAGGAACATCTGAAGAAATAAAAGCTGGGTTAGCTGAATTAATACAAGCTCCAGTGACAGCTTTTACTGAACAAGAGTTTGGAGAAACTTATAAAAGAATTAGAGACAAAGAAAGACGAGAATTAGAAGAGTATGCTAGACAATATCCAAAGTCTGCAACGGCAGCAAGTATTGTTGGCGGTATTGCTCCAATAGTTGCCTCTACTCTTATAGGGGGGCCAGCAGGCGGAGGCGCGGCAACCGCATCAACTCTTGGAAGAGTAAAAAGCGCTATAGATAGCAGCAGACTTCTTGCTGGCGGAATGACTAAACCTGGGGCAACTTTAGGACAAAAATCTGCTGAAAGTGCAAAAACGGGAGGAGCGTTAGGTTTGGTTGGTGGTTTTGGATATTCTGAAGGATCTCCGCTAGAAACAGGTTTGCAAACAGCTGGAGGAGGCGTTATTGGTTCTGCTTTAGGAGCTGTATTGCCTCCTGCTTTGTCTGGAACTGGGTTTTTATTAAGCAAATTATTTTCTCCCGTTATTAGCACAGGAAAAAAACTTTTTAGCAAAAAAACGCTAGACTTTACAAAAGAAGAAGAAAAAGAAATTGAAAAAATTAGCAATTTATTTTTAAGAGATGAAGTAGATATTGATGAAATTATTTTAAAGATACAACAAAATGTTAGCGCAGATAAATTAGAAGATATAACACCTGTTGAAATATTGGCTGATTATGGCGGGGATGCGGTTAAAAGAAAATTAAGAGGAATGAAAATTGAAATTCCTGGAAATAAAATTGAAAAAACTTTAAAGGAAAGAGGTCCTGGAAGTGTTGCTCTCAAGGGAGAGGATTTGTTAGAAGATAATGTTTCTAATATTCAATCTACAAGAATTATTAAATCTTTAAAAAACTCAGCAGACAAAGTTGTTAAGACAGAGGGTATAAATCTTGAAAGCGGAATAGATGAATTAGAGCAAACGATTCAAAAAAAAGTTAGCCCATTATATAAAAAAGCTTTTGAGTTAAATACTAAAATAAAAAATTTAGATGTTTATAAATTTTTAGAAGTTCCAATAATTAAATCTGCTTATGAAAAAGCTAGAATCGCTTATTTGGAAGAAACTCAAAAAAGAAACCCTGGAATAACTGTTGTAATGGATGACTTGGGAATACCAAGCCTTGAAGCACTTTTAATTAAAAATCAAAATGGTCAAGTTATTGGCGTTAACAAAGAGCTTCCACTAGCTTTTTTAGATCAAATTAAAAGAGCTGCGGATAGCACTACATTTGCGTTAAAAAAATCAACTGGTGCAGATAAAATAGACAGCAGAACAGTAAGCAACAGGAAAGATATTTCAAATCAATTTAGAGATTTGTTAAAAAATTCTGTTGATGGTGATGATTATATTAATGCTTTATCACAATCAGCAGATAAGTTTGCATTAAATGAAGCTTATGATTTAGGGCTGAAAGCGAAAACATTAACTAAATCTAAATTTGGGCAAACAATTGATGTTCAATATGAATCATTAAAAACACAAGCGGAAAAAGATGCCTACAAAATAGGTGCATTTCAAAACATATTAAATGAGATAGGCGAAACAGCGAACACTACTAATCTTGCAGAAAAATTAACAAATAAACAGGCTCTAGTAGATAAGTTAAAAGTTTTATTTTCTGGAAGCAGTGATGAGTTAAGAAATTTTATTAATAGATTGCAAAGAGAAGATGTAATATTTCAAACAGGACAAAAAGTTTTATCAGGCGGAGGCAGAGATTTAAACACTCAATCCGAAGGATTTAGAGGATTTTTAGCAGATGCTATGGTAGGTTTAACAGAACCAACTGGCTCTGCTGGTATTAGGGCGCAAGCAAAATTAGCACAACAAGGTAGCGATATTTTATTTGATACTGCCAGTAAACAACAAAAAGCCTTTCAAGATATTATTTTATCTCGCGATCCCAAAAAGCAACAAGATATTTTAACTCTGATGAAAGAAATGCAAGAATTACAAAGAAGAGAGGCCGCACAAAGCAACTTTTTAAGGTCAAGCACCCTAAGAACCACAACTCCGTATTCAATGGAATCATTAAATCAATTGTTATTTGAAAAATAACCCATGCCCCTTGCAACAGAGCGAGTTGGTCGTTTTGGTGAATATCTCACAGCAGCAATCCTCTCTCAAGTTTCTGACACAGTAACCATCGTTCCACACAACGCATCCGCAGACATCATCTTTGAACACAACCTAAAGCTATATAAGTGCCAGGTTAAAACTCAATCACAAATAGAAGAACACAGAGGTAATTGGCGGTTTGATATGCGCAAAGGTCAAAGAGTCAAGCACAGAAAATACAAAGATAATGAAATAGATGTGTTTGCTTTCGTTTCTATAACTCACAGAAATGTGGTGTTTTCTAAACCTTTAGACCAAGCTCAACTAACCATCAATGATGAGCACATGAAGAACAATGATGCTATCAAAAACATCAAAGATATATTGGAAGACTTTAGTTAAAGACTTTCAATATCAAATACAACTTCTTGATCCTTGTAATGCTTAACGGAGTTAATTCCTACTTGTAGGAAATACTCCGCTAATGCTTGAGGATCTTTATTTTCCAACCCAGCCACATCTATCAAAGAACGCGCAATGTGTCTGTTTACATAAACAGGCGTATTGTTGTTCCTCTCATTTAGAACTGGATCTTCAAAATCAAACAAGTTCATTGCTTTACTCCTAGACCTTTACCTCCTTAGAGTATGGGCCTAATTTGTTACCCTCTCCGTCTACACCATGTACAAGCTGTAGTTCAAGGTCAATGTAATGCTTGGCTTTGAGTAAGTCTTCAACCTTATCAACCTTATCTCTGGTAATAAGTTTCAACACATTACCCATCGACCATGACAATCCATTTGCGTAAATATACTCAATGGGTTGTATGCCATTGCCTTTATAATGATTGCCACCTACCTGGTTATTGATCGCAAGCATATCAATTGCTTGATCCCATTCCTCTGGGGTTACATTATCTATACTCATATTCTTCTCCTTTTTTATAAATATATTTGCATATCATATAACTTTAGTGTAAATTTAACAACATTCAAATACAAAAAGGGAGTATTAGGAAATGACAGACACCGATAGAGTCTTTATAGACACTAAGCAACTAGCTAAAAGGTGGGGCAAAAATCCACACGCGCTATCAAATTTAAGGCGCAAAGGCGGAGGCCCTAACTATTATAAGATTGGCGGTAAAATTCTTTATGATCTATCAGAGATCAAGCAATTAGAAGAAAGCTCATACGTTTCCAATGGCTCACGCAATATTTAGCCCCTCATCCTCAGATCGCTGGTTTAAATGCCCAGCGAGCGCGTACCTAAACTATTCAGCAGAATACAAGGTAGGCATCCCTGCGGCTACAGGAACACTCATCCATGAGATGTGCGAGATGCTATTAAAAGGCAGGCTCAAGGATATGACCTTGCGTGACTATTGGTTAGGTAAAGTTCAGGTGGTCGAAGACTTCGAGATAGAGGTTGATGAGGATATGATTGCGTGCGCGGAAACTTATGTAGAGTACATACATAAAAGAAAGGAAGAACTCAACGCCAAGATGTTGATAGAAGAAAAAGTTTACATGGATGAGATATCAACAAAGTGTTTTGGTACTGCTGACACAATTTTAATTGGTGAAGATCGCATCGCTGTTATAGATTTAAAGTCTGGTAAGTGGGGTGTCGATGTCGAAAGAAATAAGCAGTTGATGATTTATGGTCTGGGTGCGCTCGCGCGGTATGGGGATGAGAACACCACCATGGAGCTTAGTATTGTACAACCACGCGGTTGGCATAAAGATGGCCCTATAAGAACATACGAGATTTCAGCTACCAATCTGGTTGATTGGGGCTACAACGATTTGAAACAAGCAACTGATGCTTGTGACGAAGAAAACCCACAATATGCTGCGGGAGATCATTGCAGATTTTGTAATGCTAAAGCAGATTGTGATACTTATAAAACTACTCTTGGAGAGAAATATGGTTAAACCAAAGAAAGAACCTGTCTTGTCTTACAACATAGACGATAAGGAATATACCCTATATGAAGAGGATATAACTCCGACTATAGAACCCTTGTATCAAAAAGTGTCAGCTACACTTAGATTACAAGCTACTAACGATGCTTTTTTTAATAGCATTGTTGATGAAAAAATTAACGCACTACATCATCTAGTGCATAACACTAAGGGAGGTGTGTAATGTCATTAGCTGCAATTCAAAAGAAAGGTAAAGTAAAACCACCAAGGCTTATATGTTATGGCCCAGGCGGTATTGGTAAAACATCATTTGCCGCAAGCATGGATAAATGTGTAATCGTACAATCTGAAGATGGTATCGGAAAGATTGAGTGCGATCACTTTCCAGTAGCCAAAAGTTATGAAGAGTTTATGAGCAATCTAACTTCTTTATTGACAGAAGATCACGAATTTCGTGTTGCCTGTATTGATTCGTTAGACTGGCTAGAAACTTTGTTATGGGATCATGTCTGCAAAGAAAATGGTTGGGCGCAAATAGATACACCTGCATATGGTAAAGGCTATGTTGCAGCTCTTGATAAGTGGAAAGAGTATGTTGAGGTTCTTAACAGACTCAGGGATGAAAAATCTATGACTGTGATACAGATTGCACACAATCAGATTCGCAGATATGAAGACCCATCTAATGATCCACATGATCGACATGAAATTAAACTACATCGTAAAGCTGCTGACTTATTGGTAGAACATAGCGATGCAGTCTTTTTTGCCAACTACAAAGTTGGAACTGTACAAGTCAAAGGCAAGATGGGTATGACTACCAAGACTGTTGCTGGAGACAGAACTATTTTTACTGAGCAAGCACCTGGTTATATGGCCAAGAATAGATATGGCTTGCCTAGTGAGATGCCTTTTGAGTGGGCAACCATAAGAGAGGAAATGTTGAAATGAGCCGATTAGGAGAAGTTGAAAGAGTAAAGAGAACCTTAAAACTGTTTGATATGATCTTGAATAAACACATAGATTCTATCAATCCAGAGGACAACTCTTT